TTCTAAACAAAGTTGTGAATCCGAAACATTGCTGTGTGAAAACCACGGATCCATCAAAAACAATTCAAATAACGACCGAACAAAATATGCAGAAAGTGGTTTCGTTTTCATCCAATCCACAATATTGTTTTTAAACTGGTCAATGTCACATATCCATACTTTGTTTGAATCATTTGTATTGATAATCAATTCCCATTCTTTTTTTTCATTGTCTTCGTACATAATACGATAGTACCGCTTCGTATTTTCAAGACTGCCGCCACCAATATTCCAAACACAGTCTTCTTCTCCGTCATCGTGGTCCAAAAACCTGTATAATCTGTCCAACTGTCGTGGCATTTACATCTGGTGGTGAAAACCCGTTGACTTATGCAACGCAACGTAATTCTGCAAGTCGTTTCATAATACCTTCATCATAAACAGTCCCGGGGTGTTTTGCGATTTGCACTGCACACGACAGTAGACGTAAACGTTCGGGTTCACACACACCTAGCGCGCGCCAACGCATTTCATATGTGCCGGCGCGTGCCCAATCATCGTCGTTCCACGTTGCATCACCGTCTGGTTTTGTAGTCCACGCAATCAGATTCGCACCTCGTTGTAACATTTTCGTATGGTTAAGTAAAAGCATGCTTGCCATCCTTAAATCTAAATATGCACCTTACGTTATGTTTTGTGTCGGCGTTGTCCTCATTTTTCTATGGGCGCGCAGTCGTCGTGTAGAAGGGTTTGCAGATGCACCTGCCGCTGCAGATTCGTACAAATTCAAAATGTACTATGCCGAATGGTGTCCCCATTGCCACACTGCAATGCCGGAATTCAAGAAGTTGGGCACTATACAGACCATCGGCGGGCAGCGCGTGGAATGTTTGGCGTTGGATGAGGCAAAGAATCCTGAGGAGGTAAAGGCTGCGGGCGTGCAAGGGTATCCGACATTCCAGTTGTACGGTCCTGACGGGAAGATGGTGAAGGAGTATGGCGGCGATCGCTCAACGGCGGGTTTCCAGTCATTCCTTGATTCTGTATTGAATCGTCCCCGAGCCTAAGCCAGCGTTCTGCTGCATCAAGTCCAATTTTCTCAATCATTGTAAAGTCTTCGGGTTTGAGGCGCACGTACCATGCAGGATAGGGCGGTGGCGGAAACCACACAATATTGCGGGGCCATTGTTTCCGTAAATCTTGAATTTTCCTTGGTTCATCAAAATGTATCATGGAAAACAAATATTCCATAAATGTTTGTGGACCGTCTTCCCATGATTTTTCAAAGGTAAATCCAAGTGCTTCGCTACGCGACGTATCGTCTGGCAAGGCTTCCCATGGAAAATGTGCACGAATCGCGCCATCCACCCAAATGTGACCTGTTGTGGGATGCCGAAAGGGACGAAAAAACAGCGGCAAACTCATACTTGCACGAATCGCGTCAACCACACGTAGCTCAGGATAGGATTGCGAATTAACCACAACAGTTTCGTGCGAATTCAGATCTGACACAACAATGTTTAAGCCCACAATATCCGCTAACTTCTTGGTCTTACTGCCCGGTTGTAATGTTTCAAACACGGATTCAATCTCTTCTATAAGCGATTTACCGTCATCCAGACCCCACGTATTTGTAATATTTAATAAGTTTGCAACATCAAAGTTGCGCCAATTCGTATAATTGGCCTGAAACATAACTTCTTTGACCCGTGATGGTGATTTGGAAATTGCCATGAGCGCTGCAACTAATGCCCCAGCACTTGTACCCCAATAATCTTGTACGGCTACCAAACGGTTTCGTTTTTCCAATTCCACAAGGGCTTGTGCAAACATAAGGCATCGCGTGCCACCGCCACAAAATACCAGCCGTTTTGGAAGAAACATCTTAATGTGCGCTTCGGAAACTTGGTGAAAATAAATACGCAATTACAAAGAAGGAAAATACAGCAATGTCAAACAACGGCAATCTTATTCCTCCTGTATTAAAACCGTCGGCGCTTTATACCGAGGAAGCCAAATTAGACGCAACACGCATTCGAATATACAACCGCGTATTGCAAAATATTTATGATAAGATTAAAGCGACTGCTCGCATTCCTGGAAATCCTAAAGAGCTATGGCACGTTGTTCCCGAATTTATACCAGGCGTACCACGATTTCACGTAGGCGATGCAATTTTGTATTTGGCGTGGAATTTACGTAATGCTGGGTACACGGTACAATACACGCCGCCGACGCTACTGTATGTTTCGTGGAAAGCACACGACGCAATTTATCGTGAACAAGAGAGTCCATGGAGTCAAGTGATGAACGCTGCACGCGGGATTGCAATGCAACCTAGCCCAAGTGTAATGTCTCCCATACAAAAACCACAGCCGGTGGAAGTTGTGAAACGTAAAACGGCGCTAAAAAAGACGGCAGAATTTACGCCCGCGCATGGAATTGTGCCCACGCCGTCCACGCCTGCAAACATAGTCAACGCAATGTATACTGCGCCTACACCTGCACCCGCAAAACTTCCAGGACAGCTTAACGAAAAACACGTTTCATTTGTATAAAAAAATTGAAACGTCAATTCCATACAGTATGAATTGTGCCACAGCGCATACATTCCTTCTTTACATTCCAATGGAGCAAATCGGACAACACATTACATTTCAGATTGCAAAGGACTCGTCGAGTCACGCAGTCCCCACGCATGGCACAATTATTGGATATGTTGTGCAAACGGATTTTACCGACGAAGGCGTAAGCCTGCCTTGGTACGATAGCGGAGCCACGCCAAATATTGTTATTGGGATTATACCAAACAAGTATACTACCAATAAGATTCATAAAACATACACGGTTGAAAAACTCAAGGTTGACTAAACATATCGCCAACCACCACCCTGTAACATCTGGGCTCCACCTGCGGCTGCCATAATCATCATTGCCTGTGAACCCTGTTTAACTAACAAATCCAACAAAAATACCAAAAATATGCCACCAAGCACAAAAAGTATGATTTCCAAGTGATTGGACTCGTTTTTTGTGACTTCGTTGTCTTCCAGTTTTTTAAACATAGAATCCAATTTGTGCTGTATTTCATCAAGACGACGATTGGCAGCGTGTTCGGCGCCGCGCAAATCCACTTGGCGTGCAACACCATCGGATACATTTTGCCAAAGTGTAGCACCACCATCCAACCACGGCGCAGGTGTTAGTGGAACTTCGGCAGCGCGACTTGGCATACGCGACTTTATCCAATCGGGTGTAGAATTATCATTAAATGATTTTGTCCAATCCGGTTCCAATTTGTATACATTTGTTTCCTTACTATCCGCCGATGGATGAGGGAAGTAGTTGGCGGATTCAAATGCATTTAACATTTCCGAAACGGACGATGATTCTGTAAACGATTCAGGACCGCCGCCTAGCAATTCAGCAGCTGGCAACCGACGATGGGCTGGACGATCCGGTTCAATAACAGTAGGTTCGGGTGGCGGCAATGCCGGACGACGCTTTCTTCTCTTTTTTTCCGGGTCACTACTCCGGGGCACAAGTGCAGTCTCTTCTGAGAAGGACTGAAACGCTTCCTGTAATGAGCACATCGCTCCTCTTAATCAAGGACTGTGGTTTTCGGAATCGCACGAAAACGGCAGGCCATTGTAAGAGTAAATGAACATTGCGGAATTACTTTCAATCGGATTATTTACAATGGCGGTTGTGATAACAGTAATGGCGTGGAACGACCGTCTTGGTGCCACAAATGCGGCAATCAACGAGGCATTTGAAGATAGTGGGAAAATGAAAGATTTGGATAAGGAATCCTTGCGTCAACTTGAAAAACTTGCAGGCGGTGTGTCAGAAACAGAAGCCGCAGCAGCATACAAAACTGTGCTGCAATTCATACAAAAGGATTTTGGTCGTGGTGCATTATTTGCACAAGATATGACCCGGCGTTTTTATGGAGATGCAGCTCCACAAAGTTTCCGTGAAGATTTGGATGTCACAACCCTCATGGATAACTATAGTAACCCATTACAAAGAGTACGATGAACCAAGCACCTCCCGGCATTCCACAGCCGTATGGCGGCGCTTTCACATTGCAGCCAATTTGGTATCCACCTGTTGGCGTAAAATGGATTATCACATTGTTTATTGTGTTTGCAGGCGCTGTCGCAAATCGCCTAAAATCGGATATTCGTAAGAAGATTGTGAGTCCCCCAGGATTCTTTTTAATTTCCTTTTTGGCGATTTATTTAATGGATTTCCCACCCATTTCATTTGCCATATTATTCTTTTTGCTTTCTGTGTGGGTTGCAGAACAATCGTCAGCAACAGAAGGGTTTTTAAGTGGATTGCCTATTGTGGATTTTGTGGGAAACAACAAGCGTTGGTATGTAGAATCGACGTTGAAAGAACGCCCGATGGGTATTCAAGAAAAGGATGTACAAACATACCCTTCTGGCTCCACTTAAATCGCAATGCATACTAAGAATAGATCCCGGATATGGATTATGAAACAATATTAACAGTTTTATTAGTGATAATATTGTTATGGTTTAGTTTGGATTTTGATAAACATTATGGCGAAACATTGCATAGTGCGGCACGTCATCCGTTTTTCCGGTTTTTAGCCGGCAGTGCCGTTGTCTATCTGGCAACCATAAATCCTGTATTGGCTACGCTTGCATTTTTAGTGGTATTTTTCTGGATTGCGGATGTAAACTTTTTGTCCAGTTTTTCGTTATGAAAAACCGCTGTATGAAACTAAGAGATGAAAAAGGAACGCAAGATTGGTGCGGGCGAATGGATGATTCCTGTATCACGTTTAGCTCCTGTAAATTTACCTGCCGCGGTCCCTGCTACAGTACCTGCAGTGCAACAGGCCCCATCAGCTGTCCCAACAGGACCACTTCCAGGCACCAACATGCCATTGCCTGTTGGCGGTAATATGGATATATTGTCGTCCACAATTATGTCTTTTAATGCAAATCCTTATATTATTGGTCTTTTTATGCTACTGCTAAACTTGGGCGGTCGGTTTTTGGCACTTGAATTAACCAAAAAACAGGAGGAATTCTTACAGCATAAATTCTTGCGACCGTTATTGTTTTTTACTGTGATTTTTATTGCGACTCGTAACTTAGTAGCAGCATTCTGGGTCACACTCTTTTTCTTTTTTGTCATCTGGGTTGTGGCAAACGAAAACAGTCCATTTTGTATGATTCCAAGTTGGTGCGGACACGACACCGAAGGTGATAAACAGAAGTACCAGGCGAATGTTGGAAAACTTGCATCGGCCAAATAAATTCGGCAGTGTATGTAGGTAGGATGAATTCCAACCCAACTGTGAATAAATTAGAAGAGCAGATTGGTGATTTAGTTGTAAAATTGCGCACATGGAGTCCGTGGTACAATACAGTAGAAGAACGTCGCGCAATAGAGCGGCAATTATCGGAACTGCGAGCACAATTTTGGAGTCTTGGCAATCGGAAAAATTGAACATATTTTTTATGAAATTGTAAATGTGTGTCGCGCACCCATTTACATTTCCTTACATTTCCGTTTCGTAAAATGTCTTCCTTTCCTTACCAGCACGGTTATTCGACTCACACTGAGCATTATGATGTTGCACAAGAGATACATGACCTGTTCAGTAAACAAATAACCAGTGCAATGACCGCAGTGTCCGATATACTTGGCTTCGACCCCTTCACACGCGAGTTGGACGATTACAAGATTGCACACGGCCTTGTTGTTCCACCGGTGTTGTACAATGACAACAGGGATTTGTGCGATGCGCTGGTCGACTATGTGAAAGCCGTGTTTCGTACACATTATGTAAATATCACGGTGGGTCAGTGGCGTGAGCCAATGACATACCGCGATCTTGATTGTGTCGGGTCACGCAGTCGTGACCTGTACGTGCCGCATCATTACTATATGGAACTCAATACGTATGTGATTGGTACACGTCGTCCTCCACTGGACGCAGCTTCTATGGACTCATTTCCATACAAGTGGACTCTTGACTTGAATACGGCAGACGCCTATCATTACATCATCAAGATTGAGTCTACACAGGGTGAGATTGCCTCATGGAAGACCAAGGACGGTGAAACTGCGGCGGAGCCTGGCAATACTGCATGGGAGTCCAAACATGGTTGCGATGACGACGAATGCTCATGCTGCTCTGAGTAAACACAAATATCTTGAATCGCAATACTCATAAAAAATTATTTTTCCGTGTTTTCGCGCTTAATAAACCTGTATGAACAAACTTCTGGACTACCTGTGATTGATACATTAAATTGTGATGATGAAAATGAAAGTAATAATCATAATGGAGGTAGGCGTAAAACTAGACGCCGGCGAAACAAACATTGAACATACCCGAATCATTTCAATCTTTTCTATTCATAATGTAAATGGCAGAAAACATCTATGGTCGTCTAGAAACCATAATAAACAATACGCCCATTGACGTGGCGTTTATTGCTGAGGAACCAATCAGCGATGAAGAACTTCTAACAACAGCGAAGCCAACAAATACGTTACACATTATCAATCCTGCATCTAACTTTGTTGTTGTTACGTACTGGTGGGGGCGCAATAATGACAACAAGAATACAGCGCGTCCGTGTTTAGAATTTTACGAAAAGATTTTATCAAAGCCGTTTAATCTAGCGCTGCTGTTTGATGTTGATTTGTCTTCAAAACCTCAGTTTGATTGGTTGCGCTGGCTGGCAACACACCAAGTTGCTAAAAAGTTTTATGAAGACCAGGCAGCATATTATGCCAATGAATCTCATGGCAAACTTGATAAAGAAGCTTCAAAAAAAGAAATAGAAGCTGCAAAAAAAGAAATACTGAAAATTGTTGTGCGCGCAGTATCCGCCCCGGCTTCTGTACAAAAAGTTGGAGAAAGAGAAGTACAAGTTCGTCCACACTTATCATACTTACAAGAGTTTCAACATTTTGGGTATCGTCGCCATCGGCTTGAAGAAGAGTTAGAACGCGGCGAGCGTTCCCCCGAAGACATACGCGATGAAATCAAAGCACTTGTTGCAGCTTATGAAGCAAGTATGGCGCAATTGAAACTTGGTCTTCGTCCGTTTTTGCGTGAATTAGAAACCACCTTACAACATGTGGCTCCAATTAAATATCACAAGATGATTTCCAATTGGAAACGTGCATGCATGGCCGCTGGTTGCAATCATATGGCTGTAGAATACAGTGAGTTTACACAGCCTGGCGGCTATCAACTTGCAATTAATGCAAAACCACTGTTTATCAAGAAAGCATTGGAACGTTGTACAAATGTACAACTCGCTGGTGACCAAACAAAAAGTTTTGCAGTTGTGTACATTGATGGCGATATGACGATTGATAGGTATCCAAAGATATTTGATATGGAAGATGTTGACTTTATGGCACGTGGATGGAATATTGATCCGCGTGGAAGTTGGAAACATGTAGAGACGTCTATTTCCGTAGACCCATATGTATTTGAAACATCCGGTGGAATTATGTATTTCTCACATACTCCAGAATCTGGTGCATTATTGCGTGCTTGGATTCAAGAGACAAAAAAACCACATCAAGCGGGAAAAGCGGATGACCGTATCATATCGCTGATTTTTAATGCAAAACGTCTTTTGGCGCCCATGAAAATAATACAATTACCTGTGGAATACTTGTGGTTATCTATGGATTATGACTATGCGATTCCAGCAGCTGAATATAAGCGCGAACAGATTTATGTATCACACCCTGAGTGTCTGACAAGTGAAGATACGGCTGCTGCAAGTGGTGCATCCTCAGTTCGTACACCCAAATATTACGAAGGTATTGAATCTGCGTTGAATCGTAGCGAACGATTGTATGAAAGTGTAATGTTTCCAACACGCGATATGGCTGATCAATTCCGTCAGTGGTTAAACTACATAGGAACGGCAACATATTTTGAAGACGATGGGGAGTTGGCAGGTGAGTCGCCGTTTTATGTGTATAAATACGGCGATTTTGGTGATAAAAATGCGGTGCTTCGAGATAATATTAGACAAGTTGGAAATACACCAAATGTATCCACGTCTAACAATAAAGATACTAAATTGATTATAATGGATGAAACTACATTTACAATTCCAAATATTCTTCGTCAATACACATTAGGACATTCGATATTATACATACCATCCGCCGCATCGGAAGGATATCTAATTGCGCTACAAACGATTTTAAAAGATACAGCAAAAGACCGCTTGGAATTTATGTTTGTAGACAAGAATTTCACAACATCTCCTGAATATGCGTATCAATACAAGATAAACTTAAATGAACCAATGTACATTCGCTATGGCAATCCTGCATTGTATTATTTATTTGCATTATTGAAGGACGTAAATGAAATTGAACGATGCCTACACGATGGTTACCAATTCTTAAGTCGCATTCGGTGCCACGCATTGAAACGCGTGCGCACAGCACGCATCACTGGTGGTGGCAAGAATAACAACGACGACGGAAAAAATACCCAGGATGCCTATGATTTATTGTATGCACCACAGAAAGCGGGTGGACGCAAGCGCACAGCGCGCCGCCGAGTCGGAAAAATTGAATTGCGGAAACGGAAATCTAGAAAGCATGTACGAAAATGAGTGATTCTTTCCAAACTCTTCTTAAAACTTGCGAACGCGCTATTCAGCGCAAACGCATCCTTCCTTCCGCATCGTTTGACTATATGTCTTATATTCAAACGAATCGCATTCACGAACTTGTAAGTCATTCCGAATTTCCAAATGTTCGAAATCATGCGTTGTGCTATGCAGCCGCACATAGTGACGTGGATGCAGTGAAAACCTTTCTTGCACACGGTTCAGACTTTTCAACCGGCGATGCATTATATGCATCTGCAAGTGCAGGCAATATGGCTGTCGTACGATTTCTTGTGGAAACGGCTGGTCTGCCTGTGCACGAACATCATATTTCAGCCACTCTTCAAGAAGAACATTCTGATGTAGAATCCTATCTTATTGAAAAGTCTAATCGCTCTTAGGAAACAAGTCTATGTTTTTTAGATACATTTTTCATTTTTAAAAATATGATATCATATTTATAAAAATTCATAAAGTTTATGCGTTATACATTCAATGTCAACGTGCCGCCAGTGGGCTGTGCCGTGGTCGCCTTGCGACGACGACTCAATCCAGCACGACGCATTGTTTCCGTGGTCATACCAGTCATTCCACTCATTACAGAACCGCCTTCTTCCCCGTCCACAGATGCTGGACGAGGCATTGCGCGTGTGGGAATATTATTGGCATTCAATTGATTCAAAATATCATCTACGCCACTTGGGCCACGCATTTCGCGACGGGCGGTCATTGGTTCAGATGGAGGGCTTGGAGGTATGGGTGCTCCGCCGCCCATCATACTGCCCATAAATCCGCTCATTCCACCCATTCCCATTGGTGGCGATGCATCGCCGCGACGACCACCGCCGCCACCGCCTCCACCAGGACCCATGCTCATAAAGTTGGCAAATCCAGGACTCACCTCCTTGGCCGCCGCCTGTGCAAATTGCTGGGCGAGCCCAGGGTTCTTGCGCAGAATTTCATCCATACCAGGTGCGCGCGACTTGAACATAGTGTTTGTAACGTGGCACATTGCAGCCGAAAGACCAAGCGACATAATTAGACGCACTTCGGGCGCAACCTTGCTCTTGTCCTTGTATTTATCATATAGTTCCTCAAAGATTTCATCATAATCTTCAATATTCTGTGACACCTGCTCGGACCAACCATCCAAATGAACACCAAAGGGGTCATAACGGCTGTTCAAGAATTCCATACCGCTTGTTACAGTCGTCATCATAGAACGTTGGAAACGCAAAGATGCTTCAAGGCCGGTTGCGTCTTTGCGTCGATTCAACTCGGCTTTGATTTCATCCAAACTATTGGCCACCGTCATCTTTGTGCCACCTACACCCTTGCGGTCCAACCGTTCCAACTGTGTGAGCATATCAGACTTTTTTGCCGCCTCTTCTTCAGGTGTCAAATAGGTTTCCATTGGTACAGTGCTATCCGTGGACGCTGCAGATGCAGGCGCAGCTGAAGAGCCACCAAACCAACCTTTAAACATTCCGCCAACACCGCCACTGCTTGGTGCAGGTGCGGCGGCTGGTGGAGGACTGGAAAACCAACTTGATGGTTTGGGTGCAGCTGGCGCCGGTGCAGGTGCACTATCAAATGATATCCTTTGGGGTGGCGAATTATCTCGCATAATACGAATCGTATCATTTGTGGTTGATGGAGGCTTAATATCAAATGACACAGCAGTGTCTTCCAAATTTACAAATTCAATGGAATCCGCTGCAACAGGCTGCGAGGAAGCACCAAGTCCAGGAGATTGAGACCGGGGCGGTGTGCCGGCCATCTTGCGCTGGTTTCCCAACAATCCCAAATCAAAATCATCCAAATTGGTGATTTCTAAGGTTTGACCAACATCCTGGACGGCCGAAATTTCAGGCGCCGCTGCGTCACCGATGCGGATCGTGGGCGATGACATAGTTCTATCTTTTAACTCCAATCAGTATGTTTTAGATTGAAGAACGCGTGTGCACATCATGTTTCATAACGCATGAAATCAAATGTGTTTACTCTTGTTGTTCTTCTTCCTCTTGGGGCCCAGCCTCGTTTTCAAAAGCTTCCACATTGGGAGGCATCATGCTGGCGCCAGGTGGTGGCGGCATTTCCTGCACATTCAAGTGAGGACCACCGGCCATTTGTGCCTGAGGATGCATGGGTGCACCACCGGCAAACTGGACCTGCTTTTTGCTGGCAACAGATGTAGCATACCATTTGTAAATGAAGTATGTGCCGACCAACAATGCAATTGTGATACCAACTGCCAAATAGATATTGGTGGTGTTGCTGAAGACGTTTGAGACGGCGCTGCTCAAAAAGCCGCCGACCACATTCTGAACTGCTGACATTGGTGTTCTAAAAGCGTCATCTTTTAAAAAACCGGGACACATTCAACAAATAGTGGTGCGTTTACGCGCTGCCGCCATCAGAACGCAGCGCCATTAAAAAAGCATCTGCCAAATCGCTTTTTTTGCTGCGACCGTTGAAAAACGCCAGCCACGCGGCCCCATCGGGACCAGTCCGCGTCAGGTGTTCAACAACTTCTTGTTCCGCCGTTTTTTTGCGGTCACGATATGCTTCAGTAGCCGTTGCGTCGGCCGCAGCTGTTGTTTTACCCTTTGTTTTCACACCTGCATGTACAAATTCAATGCGACCTGACCAACCGTGTTCTTTGCGCAACCGATGATTCAACAAAGTAAATAGCATCATTTGCACTGATTTCATTGTAGGACCTTTCATAACCGGCTGATTTTCAAGACGAATCAACGACGCGGACGCAAATGTTGGAAGCACAGAATCGAGCCACGTATCCATTGCATTGCATATAGTCATTAACGACGCGTCCATTGCATTTCCTGCCTTCCAAGGCACTAAATAACGTTGCTTGGCCGCCGCAATTAGTTCATCTTTTTTGGACGTCTTTGTTGCCCAGCCGGCGGCAAGTCCAAGTTCACGCAGTGGTTTGACTGTTTGCGCACACGGAAGCACTGGATGCGCTGGCACACAGGATGCGGTTTTCTTACGACGCACCCCCGTGGCACACGCATTGCACCAACGTCGTTCATCGGGCCCGACCCATTTTGCAGGATTTGTGCATGCGCCACATCGTTTTGCTGTTTGTGCCGATTGTCCGCCTTCGAGCAAATCCACATTGTCCCACGCCACAACGGTCCACGCGTCACCAGAAGGTGCGTCACCTGACGGCGTGTGACGCATCAAACAATATGCCAAGTTGCGAATACCCATATCAAATCCCAGACGAACGCTCATACTGCTTATATTCATATTGCGAACATTGCCCTTTAGACTTGTGTTAGTTTTTTATCCACGCCAACATTGTCTCCATTCCAAATACGTTGCTGTGTACAAGACTGTGCGTTTGATGACCAAAAGGGGTGATCGCGTCCCAATGCAAGCGGTAAAAATGCAAGCAGTGCCATATACGTGCTGCCATTATTGCTGTATGAATCCGCAATGGACGGTTGAAACCCTTGAAATCCAAGATGTAAAAATCCACGGTCATCGTAATTGGTAGGAACAAATGTACGCTTCAAGACTGCTGTCAGCGCACCACGCACGGCGCCGCGGTCCAGTGATGCCGGTAACACATCTTTCCATGCAGCGTAGGCAAGGGCGTGAAATACACCACACCGATACACTGCACTGCGACCAAACACTGGATACGACCCATCTGGGTGTATAAGTCGTTCTAAAAATTCCGCCTGGCGTTGCAAATACCGTAATGAACGCATATACCCACCGCGGTCACACACGATTTCATACAAATCTGTAAGAAACGGCAGGATTACAAGGGAATTGTAGTAATCCATTGCAAAATGTGGACCGTCACGATACCACCCGTCGCCAGCATACCATTTTTCATACTCTTGTAACATTTTGCGTGTTTCCACTGGCTGTTTACCGGATTCACGTGCCAAAAACAGTTTTACGGCTGCTGAAAAAAGTTTCCAGTTATTATTGTGTGGTGGAAACCTGTCGACTTTGCGCGCAATAGCCAAAAACCGTATTTTTGTACCAGGCAACAATTCACGCCATAATGCATTACAGCGCATCAACCCCAAACACAATTGGCCGATTTCAACAAGCAGTTGGTCACCGCAATCCCATTGTAGCGTTTCAATGCCGTGTTGAAAAGCGGTGCGGACGATTTGTTTTTCTTCCGATGATGCGGTGTACATATACCAGCCTACGGATGCATACATTGTACGACAAAACAATTCAATACGGGCAACATTTGTATTTATTTCGTCGGCATACGGACTGTGTACAGGTACAAATTGATCAGGCTTTGTAAAAACGGGCATGACTGTTTTTACAAACAATTCATTCCATTCATTATAATCAGACATTATACTATTTGATATTACCTTCAAAGTTTAGACTGAAACGGTCGTTCTTGTACCAAATCTTTGACTTTGGCTTCATGAAAAAACAAAAAAAATGACAATATAATGTAAGTCGTGGATTTATGGCACGGAATATGCTTGGTGCATCTGTACACATTTTACAACACGGCGAATTCAACAATACACACGGTGTATTGGTAGATACGCATTATGATAACGATACAAACAATATGATTTATAAGGTTCGGTTGTCAGCCGAAAAAACACTTAGCGTACCAGCAGTAATGGCAGCAGTGTACTATCCAGTAGGGGCAAACGTTCGGATTCTGTGTGGAACATACATAAATCATAAAGCAACCGTAACAGCTGCTCGGTTTGACGGCGATTCATACAGTCAACGGGTACGCATATCATCACAAGGATTTCCGCACGATATTCATATTGATATACCGGTGTCACACATTGCACCCGTCTAAACCGTTTGAATAAACTCCCAATTCATATCTTCGCAGATTTTTTTCCAAATCTTGTCTTGCATATAGAGTTTTTCGCGGCTTTTAAGAAGTGGAAAACACGGAAGATATTCGTCCAATTCCAACAATTCGCAAAATTTGTACAATACGAAACTATACGATAAAAAGTTTGAGCGTTTTTTGGGACAATGCTTTACGAAACTGAACTGAATCTCTTTGAACATAAAGCGCAGTTTTTCTTCTACTTCGCGCGACAGCACGGGTGCTGAAATGCCGTTCAACCGATTCAATATATGCGCCACATGGTCATAGCAACGATTCAACTTAAGTTTCTTAATCACTTCTTTGAGTTTGGATGGTTTGAGTTTACTCATATCGGTAATACGTTCTTTACGAAGTTCGGTACGAATTTGGTCAAGTACGGCCGGTGCAATTTCCGTAGTTTCTTTTGCCTGAAACTGTGCCAACCATTCGTTCAAATGGTTAATCTTCTTGTAGGCGTAATAGGACATTTCGCGAGGTGGGTCTTTATACGAAGGCTTTTCAGAATCGACTAATATAATATCGCGATATCCGCAATCGGGGCAGTCCAAATATGTTTCATTTAAATACATTTCTGCGCCACAAACTGCACAATTGCCATAATTTGCCGAAATGCTGGATGCAACTGCATTTTCATTTTGAAGTGTGTCAGGATTCAACGCACTTAAATATGATTCAAGGGCCTTATCGCGTTTGAATCCAATGTCATTGCTAATGTCATTGGCGCGTTTTTGACGCGCAGGCGCTTCTTCCTTTGTTGGCGACAATGCAGGTTCTGGTGCCTGATCATCCGTGAAAAAGTATGAATATACACTATTTGCCGGCATTCGTGTCTGTTTGTCATTGACTGGACGTTCGCCTGTGGCAATTCGTTCTTGGGCATCCGTATATGAAAAGAGAATTTCGCCAACACGCAAAAAATAATCGGATTCCGTTTCACCGGTCTTGAGTTTTTCAATCTTTCGCTCCAAATCGACAATTTCTTGTTCAAGCTTACTACGATTTGTTAGAAGTGAAATGTCGCCGCTTGTGTTTATACGGGCCGGATTCATATATTCACGCTCAATGGCTGCAAACTGCTGTTTTTTTTCTGCTAGTTCCTGTTCAAATTGCGTTAAATTTGATTTTTCTTCCCGGAATTTATTCATTTGTTGGTTGTGAAACGATTCTAACGTTTTTGCCGAATCGGTGGGATTTTTTTGCATCTTCCCGGACTGTGCATTTTCTTCCTGCAAGGGGCGTAAAAGATTATCCAGCGACAAAAAATCTCCTGACATATTGGATATACTATAGTATTCAGCTAAAATCCAGTGTTTAGATGGGTCGGAATTGATGTACGCGCGCACAAAATATTTCCCGGATCGTCCAAAATTATTTTCGCAACCAGGGTTATAAAACAACATGGGCTCTGGTGGTTTAATGCAACTCGTCGCTTATGGTGCGCAGGATATCTACCTCACAGGTAACCCTCAAATCACCTCGACATATTGAAGGGGGTGGAAAAGCAGTTGGGGAGCACAAAGAGGAATAAGTGCTCCGACAAGTCCATTAGTGGTTCCTATACAGTGTCTATACGACAGCCACAGCTGCTAGTAGCTTTGCTAAAACAAAGTTGCAACATTTTCAAATTGCGGGAACACCCTAAAGCTTTTGCTACCAAACATTGCCGAAAGGTAAATGTGGCTGAGAACAGAACTCAGGTATGGTAAAAACGCAAAAAATGAAGACATCAAGTCTGAAATGGGCAATCCGCAGCCAAGTCCTAACCTTTTAAGATAATTTCTGAAAGTTAAACAATGGGTTATATTTATTGCATAACATCGCCATCCGGCAAATCATATGTTGGTCAAACAACAAGGTCAGTTCAAAAACGCTTTAATGAACATTGCAAATGTTTTGGAAGTTGCATTCTTCTTGAGAATGCAATAAAAAAATATGGCAAAGAACAATTGAAATGCACAATGCTGATTGAAATTGAAGATGACCAATTAGATGAATATGAATCAAAATACATTGAGTCTTTGAATACACTTGAACCAAACGGATATAATGTTCGTACTGGAGGCAACGTTTCAAAGCATAGTGATGAATCAAGAGAACGAATGAGACTTTCTAAAATTGGTGAGTTAAATCACAATTATGGGAAACCTCGTTCAGATTCAACCAAAAATGCAATATCGGTTGCTAAATCTGGTGAAAAACATCACTTCTATGGAAAAACGTTTAGTGAAGAGCACAAAGCAAAAGTTGCGCTTGCACACCGTAAATCTCATAGTGAACTCCCAATGTATATGGTTTATGTCAAAGAAAGGCCTGAGCACTATGTGTCATCAGGATATGCAATAATGAATCACCCAAGTTTAAAAAACAAGTACTTTACATCAAAAAGACTTTCAGAAGATGAAAAATTCAAGTCGGCAATTGAATATCTTAACAGTATGGATGCAGTTCAGAGACTAAATGGAAGTGGGTAAAAACCGTCAAGGTTTTTGCTTAAGTTATAGTCCAACCCCTGGGAGCGACGGCCCGAAATATCCCGAAAGGGAGGGTAATACCTTGTCTTCAAGGTCGTATACCGTCGCCACACAAACTTCGCCATGGAGGCCATTGAACAGACATTCAACGGTGCCGCCAACTTCGGCAAGAAGGTGCAGTGCACAATCTCCCGTAACGGTGACTTGATCCACCGTGTGTACCTCCAGGCCACACTCCCCAAGGTGACACTCCAGACCTCTGATGGTTCTGGTGCCCAGTTCCGCTGGCTCAACTGGGTTGGCCACAACCTCATCAACAACGTGTATGTTGAGATCGGTGGTCAACAGATCGATAAGCACTACGGTGACTGGCTCCACATCTGGAATGAGCTCTCCCAGGAGGCCGGCAAGCAGGCCGGTTATGCCGAGATGGTCGGCAACGTGCCTGAGCTCGTGAACTTGCTCGTCCAGGGTGGTGAGGACTGCGATGATGACTGCGGTGCCGGTGAGCCCAACACATCCGCCGAGGTCCGCAAGTGCGCCCCTGAGTACACACTCTACATCCCCCTCCAGTTCTGGTTCTGCCGCAACCCTGGCTTGGCGCTCCCCTTGATCGCCCTCCAGTACCACGAGGTGAAGGTCTGGCTCGAGTTCAACGAGCTCCGCAACCTCTGCTG